CGGGACCACTTGTTGTGGTCCCACCAATGATATCTCTACCTTCTGGGTATGGGACGAATTTCGAGCATCCAATGCTCTCCCCTTGGTTTGATGAACCTGAAGGACTGTGCCATGCCAACTGCAAGAAATAGGAGTAAGGATTCACGTCAGTTTAGGACTGGCACCCGGTATAACCGGATTGCTATTCCTCAAACACAGACGTCCTTTCTCCGACCTCTGGTTGGCGACTGGGGTACCTGTGCAGACGTTATTGGGAACTATCCCAATGTTAACCCTTTGGGGATTAACATGAAGTCTGTCATTACACCAGTCCTGAACGGCGAGCAGTACGTCACGATCGGTGGGGCGTTAGTGCTTAATAAAGCATTTTACGATCACCCTATCGATTTGGACCCCTCGCCATCAGTGAACCCGATCAACCGTATAGCTAGCCCTTCGGCTATCGAACGGAACAACTTGATCTGGTCGGCATTAGCAAAAGCGAATCCAAGTGCGCCCACAATGAGCGTACCGACGTATTTCGCTGAGCTAAAAGACATCCCTGGTCTTATTAAAGACATGCGGGGTGCCTACAGTACATTGAAGGAGTTTTATCGCTTCTTCATCTTCACACCGGCAGCAATACGTAGTTGGGGCAGAGACCTCCTTCGCCTAGCGGCGAAAGGCCACATTTCGTGGCGTTGGGCTATCCGTCCCATGCTGTCGGACCTGACCGCAATGCTCCGCTTCACAGAGGCCGTAACACGGACTATGCAGAAGCTTGAGAAGCTTGCGACAGAGGGTTCATTGAGAACGAGAGTCAACCTTGGAACGAGTGCCGTTAAGGATCCCGAGGCTTCTGTGATTATTCACAGTAACCTTGATATCTGGAAGGCACAGAGGACTACCACTACCACCCAATCAAGGTGGTTTGTTAGTCGCTGGATTGCTCCAGCCAGCTTCGCGTATTCCCACTATAGCCCTTGGGCTAAGGAACTTTATGCATCTAGCATAACGTACGGAATTACGACATACGAGGCGCTCGCCACTCTATGGGAAATTCTCCCATGGTCGTGGTTCGTGGACTGGTTTGCTGGTATTGGCACTTTAATTGCTGCCAATAACAACACTCTTGGTCTAACCAATGTTGGGACCTGCTTAATGTGCACCACTGAATCGAAGACACAGTGGAACATTTCGCAAGCGGGGACCTGGAGCACCCTTTCAGGTGTTCCCAGTAACTCGTGGTCTGTAAAGGAACGTTGGTCCGAAGGGACCACCATACCTCTCGCACCGACTTCGGCTCCCGTCTTAGACGCGAGTAAGTGGTCGATCCTCGCAAGTCTGTATGTGCTTAATCGCAAGCGCAGGCTGCGCGCGCGATTACCGTACTAACAGAAAGGTGAGGTACTCCTATGTCCGTTGCAGATCCTACTACACTGACCCTTATCCGTGGCTCAACAGCCATGGTAAGGATCAACCAGGACAAATTCACTTCGCAGTTTCGTTTTAATGACGCAACTAGCAAAGTGGAGATGAATGTGCGCCACACAAGTGTGACGCGCGATGGCTTGATCTATGACCGGCACAATATTGAGGTGCTGGAAACGATCTATGCAACATCGACTGTTCCACAGTATACGCGTAAAGCGTACGTCGTGTTCGAGCAACTCGCTTCGGACACGTCGATCGTTAATGTGACTGGGCTCCTGTCGGGGCTCACAGCATCAACGAATGCACTGTTGATTAAGTTGATGAACTGGGAATCTTAGCATTGGTACACGACTTTCGTGTAGCTAAGTATCTTAGTTACCATCTCTGGACTCAGTAGGGTATGTGGACGCATGGGACATTTGTACCCGAAAGGATACTATGTCTAATCGCCATGTACAGGAGGAATTACTGTCCTTATGGTGCGCTCTCGCGAGAGATTGCGCCGTAAGGTTCCCGGCAACCCAGGTGGATCTTGATAGAGATATCATCCGCCTCCGTAACGCCGTGAAACAGAGGGGAATCACCACTCTCGTGGTGGATCTCCCTGCGCTTGGAAAGCATCTGGATAGATGCCTTGATAGCGGTGAGTACAAAGCTTCGGGTTTACCCCTCTCACGAGGAATATCCAAAGCAGTAAAGATCCCTAAGTTTCTTAGGGGAATTTACTTACTCGTATTTCACGGTAACGGTACTTTAAAAGGAGATCTCGAACATGATGCTGTTTTCTTTCTTCGCCAATTACTTTATTTTGGCAAGAAAACCAGTCTCTCGTGTCCGCCATCTGCAGTCGCTAGCGAAGTTGCTAGCTTTGCTGATGTTGACTCAAGGCTGCCACAACCCGATCAATATTGGGTTGAAGCCTCCCCCAGTAGTGCATCACTCCAAAGAATTCGACGAACATTCGTTGAAAGCTTTGGAACGCGCTGCTATCGGGATGATGGAGAAGGATCCAAAACCTGTGAAGGTAGAGGAACCACCATCAAAGGAGTCAAGCTCCTCGATGCCCTAGATAAAGTATCTAGGGTACTCGTCTCCACACTAGGTCTATTCGACGCTAGTCACTGGAGGTTTAAACATGGCCCAGGCGCAGTTTCTGACGTTAAGGGACCGACCAACAAATATTGTTGGACAAACTGGTCTCCCAGGTTAGAACGCGCGTTCCCTATAGCTGACTATGGTTTCCATAGTTATCTATCGTGGTCCAGGAACATCGACACGATTGTCGGTGAGGATGAGCCTGCTAGCAGGCTCATCGCTGTAAAGAAAACCTATACGAAGCCGCGATTAATCGCAGCTGAACCGCGTGAGAATCAGTGGTGCCAGCAGTGTTGCTGGAGCTACTTTGGTTCTCGTGTGGCGGGCTCCTGGATTGGTGGCCTGATATCCTTTCGGGATCAGACGCTAAACCAGAATTTGTGCTTACGAGGTTCTCTTACAGGTAGTCTAGCCACTGTCGATTTATCGGCAGCGAGTGATAGACTCACACCTGGGGTTGTTGGATCATTCTTTAGAGATAACCTGTCTCTATTGGATGCCCTACAATCTTCGCGTACCCGTTTCGTACAGCAGGACCTCATAAAGAGTGTCCCTGCTCGTATCGAGTTGAGAAAGTTCTCAACAATGGGTAGTGCTTGTACCTTTCCTCTTCAATCCATAGTGTTCTTGGGCGTCGCTCTCGCTTGTACTCTCGTTAAGAGAGGCTTGCGCGTGACCGAAGAGAACATAAAAGGACTTAGAGGCGAGGTTGCCGTCTTTGGTGATGACATAGTCATTCCCTCAGACTGCCGGGCCGACTTGGAGATGCTGCTTGAAGTACTTCACTTCAAGGTTAACGTCGCTAAAACTTATTCTGAAGGTAACTTCAGAGAGTCATGCGGCGTTGACGCCTTCCGCGGGGGAGATGTTACTCCTGCGTACTGGGTCAGCTCTACAGGTCGGACCCCGATCGAAATTGCATCTAGGATAGAGTGTGCGAATAATTTTTATTCAAAATTTCTTCTGCACGCTTCGTCCTGGGTCGCATCGACCATACCTACGGGTTTCCCGTATGTATCTGCTCGATCGGGTGTCCTTGGTCTAAAATCACGATGTAAGCCAACTCTACCATCTCATAAAAGATGGAATAAGGAGTTGCAGCGTGAGGAAGTACGGGTCTTGACTATTCAAAGTCGAACACCACGTACGCAGACCAATGACGACACCGCGCTTTTCCAGTTCTTCACCGAAGAACCGAGCCCCATGGATGGTTGGTCTCACGGGTATGCGCGGCGGCCTGACATTCGTGTCAAGCCAGGGTGGCTCTCCCTCAGTGACCTGTAAATAACAGGTTGTGCGGAGAGTTGGGTTAAGTGGTTGCCGGCGTACCTACCTCGGAGAGGTCGATAAGTCGGATTACC